GGCTGGCAGGGCAGGCTCCGTGTCGTCGGCCGGTACCGGCTCGGGCTCGGGCGCTGGGTCCGGGGATGCTTCCGGCTCGGGCTGCGGATAGACCTCCGGGTCAGGTTCCGGCGTAGGCTCGGGTTGGGGCGTAGGCTCAGGAGCCGGCTCGGGCCATGCCACGGCCTGCACCGCCAAAATCGCATCCTCGGCCGGCTCGATGATGGCCGCTGCCTCGATGGCGTCCTCGCAGCGCTGGCGCGTGCCGATGATCTGGCCGGAAGCAACCGCGAACAAGTCCGCTTTCTCGATCACCTTTTGTGCCAGCACGGCCAGATCGATACCGCGCGCAGCGGACAGGGCACCCAGCAGAGGCGTAGAAGCCTCGGAATCGGCAGCGTAGGTGCGCGCCTCGGCCTCCTGCTTGGCCCACGACTGCACCTCCCCCTCGGGGTAGCCGGCCTTCACGGCGCGCAGCTCCAGTTCGCACCGGGCATTGATCGCCGCAAGGGCGCTGGCCCTCACCCGGACCAGCGTTACCGATGCCGGCTCAGGCTCGGGCTCAGGCTCGGGGGCGGGCGCTTCCGGTTCCGGATCGGGGGTTGGGGCCGGGCCGGGCTCAGGCTCGGGCTCCGGAGCGGCCGGCGACACGTCCTCATAGACCCATGCGCCATCGACATAGCGGCGCAGCGTCCCATCCGATGCCGGCGGCGGCATGTCCAGAATGCAACGGTAGGGGATATGGTAGACGCCCTCCTCAAGAGGGGAGAGGTCGGCAACCGTGTCGCCCACATAGTAGCCATGCTCGTCCAGCTGGAACGCCGGTACGGTGGCTGGGAAATCTGAATTTTGCGTGTCCATAATCGTCCGTTTTCAGTACTTGATGCAGGCAAGAAGGGCAATATTGCGAACCCGGTTTTCCGTAATGCCCGTCGAGCTCACGCTGATGTTGTGGCTGTGCGTGCCGGCCGCGTCCGAGGTGAAAGTGTGGCTATGCGCGCCAGCGGCATCCGACGTGAACGCGTGGCCGTGCGATCCCGCCGTGTCCGTCGAAATGGAGTGGCTGTGGGCACCAGCGCCGCCCGTGGAGGTGCTATAGGTTGCCGTTCCGCCGCCATCGCCGAAAGCCGCCGTCGTACCGTCTCGCGCCGTGACTGTAACCGGGTGTGAGTGGTCCCCCACGCCAGAGGTAGAGCCGCCGTGCGAGTGGCCAGCGACCGACCCTGTGGTACCCGTGTGCGTGTGCGCCGCCGCCGCTACGGTCGTGCCCGTGTGCGAGTGATTGGCGACGGTATCGGACGAGCCCGAGTGGCTGTGCGAGATAACAGCACTGTCCTGCAACGTGCCGATGGCGCGGCCGCTGTCCACTCCCTTGCCGTCGTCGAGCGCACGGAAGTGACTTCCTCGCGCATCCGGGATACGGAACGTGGTTGCGCCATCGCCGGGGGAGAACTGGCCCGGCTGCCATACCGCATCGCTGGCGGCCAAGTTGCCGCTCGCCTGCGCAAACGCCCACAGATCGGCGTAGACAGTGCGACTCACCAGCGCGCCATTCTCCTTAAGGTAGCCAGCAGGGGCGAAAATCGAATGGAAGAAGTGCACAGAACCGACCGCGCCCGACACCTGCTCGACATCCCTCGTCGCAGCGCTTTTCAGCCCGAGGTTCACCCTCGCCTGCGGCACGTTCGTGAGGTCGGCCAAATTCTTGGCCTTCATCATGTATTGGATGTGCGGGTCCGCGCGATTCTCGTGCTGGAAGATGACCGCTGCCAAGCTTGCTGCGGCCATATCGACCGTGACGGTCACGGAATTCTTCGGCAGGCGCGACACGTCGATCCGGTATGCAAGCGCCACGTCGAAGTCGGACGTCTTGTAGAATAGCGCCTTGTCGGCGCGGCTCCAGACCGCGAACAGCGTGGGGCCGGCATAGAACCCGATTTCGCCGATCCACTGATCGTTGGCGGAGCGGCCGAGGATGTCTTCATCCGTGATGTTTGCGCCGATCTGCACCTGATTGTCCACATCCGGCATGATGCCGCCGGCAATGATCGGGAAGCGCGCCACCTCGGCCTTGAGCGCGCCCTCTGCCCCGGTTGGATCGTACTTCGCCGTGCCGATGGCGATGTGCGTCAGCGTGACTTGGAAGCCCGGCGCAGTGGGGTTCGGGAACAGCGCAAGGCCGTTGTTCGTGATCGTCGGATTAAGCGGAACCATGGATTGCCTCTGGTGACTGGTCTCGCCATTTTCTGGGCCGTACGCACGCGCGCTGGCCGTGCTTTTCCTATATCGTCACGAAGAACTCCGCCAGCTCGTCGGAGAAGTCCGCCACCTCCTGCGCGGTGTGCGCGCGGTGGGCGGCCTCCAGCATCGCCAGCACGGCCGAATTACCGTTCGTGAAGTCTGGGTTCAGGCGGTACCGCGAGCCGCGCTCCTCGATGCCCTGCACCTCGATCATGTGCTCGGGGTCGTGTTTGGTCAGGCTCGACATGATGTCAATCGTGCCGTTGGCCTTGGCGCGAAAGAACAGGCGGATGGCCTCTTGCAGTTTCTCCTCGGTGAATAGCGAATCGCGCTGCTCGGAGCGAGGGTCGTTCGTCACGAGCATTGCGCCCGCGAAGACTTCCCCAGCCGGCAGCTCGCGCGCCACAATCAGGAGTCCGGTCTCGGTGTCCAGCGCGCCGAGCAGGTTGGCCGCTTTGCCCTTATAGCCGGTCGCGATGGATTGAATGCGTACGGTCGCCATCTCTAAACCTTCCAGATCGAGCCGTTCGTGTTGAGGCCGTTGACCTCGATCACGACCGGGTAGCCTGCTGGCGCAGCCTTGCCGTCGTTTGGCTCGTCGGCCTTCGGCGCTTGGAACAACGGGATCGTTGCGCGGATCGTCAGGTCCACGATGAGAATCGTCAGGTTGGTTTGCTCGGCCTTGCCGTCGACCGCGCCGAGGTCGATCTGCTCCAGCACGGCGGGGAAGTCATGCTGCTGACCGGCGTACTCGTGCCAGTGCGTGAACCGCCGGCCGCCCGGCCCGTTCGCCCACAGGTTGAACTGCATGGCCAAGCTGTGGGCGGTATGGCCCTCGGGTGCGATGATGACCACCTGCGCGCGGTAGTCGTTGATGGACGTGCGCACCTTGAACATGCGCTCCTCCGGGTCGTCCGGGCTCGTGATGTCCATCGCGGTGCCGACCGGCAGGCCCCAGTCTGGCGGCGCGGGGTTGTAGTCCTTCGCCATCCCCACCAGAATCACCGGTAGGAATGACGACAACCCCGGCGCGCCGCCCGGCTTGCCATCCGTGCGCTCGTTGTCGTTCTTGCGCCACTCGTCCAGCATCGCCTTGACGTCATCCACCATCCGGCCCGGCACCCACGCGATGGACTTGGCAAGGCCACGCGCGACGTACTCGACCATGGCCGGGGTGTCGGCGACGAGCTGGGCGTAAAAGTCGCCCATGTACTTGCCGAACGCGATTTCGAGCGGGGTTCGGAAGCTCATCGCGGCACCCGGTAGTGCTGGTGCACGCGGTCCAGCAGCATTTCGCTCGCGCCCGAGCGCTCGCCCTTCTCATCCGGCAGCTTGTCCAGCGGCGTGAGCGTGGCACGCTTGAAGCCGGCCGCCGTCGCCGCAAGCTTGTCGGCCCCGCTGCGGTCCAGCAGCAGCGGGCGCACGCCGGGCGTAGCGCTGTCGAACACGGCTCCGGCCTTGCCGCTGGCGATCATGGACAGCAGCTCCTCGTTCTCCTCGGCCAGCTTCTGCATCGTCTGGAGTGCCAGCATGTGGTCGCCTTGCAGGCTGTCGTATAGGGCCGTCATGGCGGCGTTGCCCCGATTGAAGTCCTGCATTACGAAATCGAAGATCACACTGTCGTCGAAATCGCCGATGCCGTCGAACACGTAGCCCCGGTTGGTCGTGTAGTTCGGCTCCAGCACGTAGTCGAAGCCGGCGAACAGGGTAGGGACGTGCATGTTGCCCATCGGGCGCGCATCGATGGCGCTGGAGAAGCCCCCGGTGCGGCTCTTGTGCAGGCGCTCGGCGATCTTGCCGGCCGCCGTGTCGAGGAATTCCGTCGTGTGCTCGATGTTGCCCTGATCATCGGCGCTCAGATGCGTCGTGACGATGGCGGGCTCGAGGTTGACGATCTTTCCCTGCACGGCCGCGTTCTCGGGCGGGATCAGGCCGAACTTCGCCCGGACCCAGTGGCCGTAATAGCCCACCATGTCGCGGTTGCGTACGCGCTCCTGCGTCTCCGCCGAGTTCACCAGCGCGCCGAGCCGGCGCAGATCGAAATTACGGTCTTGGCCGCGATGCGTGCGCCCGCGCTGGCCAACGTTGTAGCGAATAGTTTCTGCCATGTTGTCCTCTTTACGATCTCAGTTTGCCCACGATGTACACCGGCATGGAAACGTCCGTGCCGTTTGCGATGGTGATGCCGCTCTGCGGCTGCGGATCGCTCAGCGGCCTCTGGAGCGATCCGGTCAGGTTCACCGGCATGTCGATGCCGGCGGCGTCATTGATGCTCACGCCGGTCCTGTACGTCTGCGGGATGCGCAACGACCCGATATAGGCGACCGGCATGCCGATCACGGCCCCTTGCAGGATCGGCAGTGGCGTCCTCACGACGTCGTACGCGAGCAGCTTGCCCTCGGTGTACAGCGGCGCATAGCCGGCCGCGCCGTTGGACAGGCCGAGGCCCTTCGTGCCCGTGTTCGCCATCTCGACGTTCAGCACCAGTTCCAGCACGAGGCGGGCCGCCATCGTCGAGCGCAGCGCCTTCTGCATCGCCACCAGCCCGGTACCGTCGTCCGCCTCCACCGTCACGCCGACGCGCACGCGGCTCGTCAAAAAGTGGGTTTCCGGGCGGCCGTTCGGGGTCTTATGCGCCGGGTATTCCAGCGCCGTCGCAATTGGGTGCCAGAACTGATCGATGCTCCATTCGTTCGGCCACAGCGTTTGCAAGTACTTGCGCAGGAACAGCATGCCGCGCTGCGGATTGCGCGCGCGCCATGCCTTGAGCAGGAAGCGCATGCGCTCGGCGTCACGGCGGATCACCGCGAGCCCGTCCGTCTGGAGGTTGCGGCCGACAAGCTCCTCGTCGCCGAGGTGCGCCATACCGTATAGGTTCAGCGAACGCTCACGCTCGCGAACCAGCCGCTCGAACACCGTCACGAAAATCTTTTTCAGGTCGCTTTCGAGCTGGTTTTCCTCGTAGCTCCCGATCAGCGGGGCGAGGCTGGGCGGGTCAATCGGGGTCAGGTCCGCCATGGATCAATGGCTCCACAGGCCGTCGTTGTACGTCGATTGGGTCACGTTGACCGTAATGGACGTTTCGGACAGGTAGCGGAAGTCCTCTGGCTTTACCGCGCCAGCCGGCGTGGGCAGCGACAGCTGGAAGTCCGACCCGGTGTCCTGTAGCGCGGTCACGCTCGCGCGGATCGTGTCGTACATGCGTTTGTGGTTCAGCGCCAGCATGCCGCGTGAGGCGGCGGCCGAATCGCGCCCATACAGCGCCAGCAGCGCGCCCTTGACCTTGTTCACGATGTCGGCCGGGTCGTGCACCACCGACACCTGAGCATTCACCACGACCGGCAGCGTCACCTCGACCGGAGTGACGAACGTGAGGTAGTAGGAGTCGTCGGCGGCCAGCACGACCTTGCTGATTTCCGCCTGCAACCACTCGGGCGTGGCGCTGTCCATCAGCGCGGCGATGAACAGCCGGTTGATGTTCTGGACGGAGGGCGGGCGCACCGATTCCTCGATCTTCTCGTTCCAGACCGACAGGAAGCGCAGCGGCTGGACGTTCCGGCGCACCAGATAGTCGAAGTTTCCGAGGTAGACCGCCGAGGCGTCGTAGGTGCTCGGGTATTGGGCCAGCTCGCGCAGCGTGTCGACGTCCACCGGGTCCGCGCCGGGAAACGACACCGCGCTCAGGGTGATCTTGGCCAGCTGGTCCGCCGCCGCCGTGTTCGTCTCGAATGTAAAAGGGGCGTTTGCGGACAGGGTGGATAGGCCGCCCGTCTCTTCGATCACGAAGTCGATCACGGTGCCGTTCGCCGGCTGCACGCCGAACGTGTCCAGCCAGCCGAATTTCGCATACAGGGCGCGGGACTCGTCGGTCTCCAGCGTGAACCCGACTTCGCCCGGCGCGAGGTTGGAGAATTCCGGGGTGTACGGGTAGGGCACGCCCGCGACCGACACCGACACGCCGCTGATGAACAGGTCGGCATCGGTCGAGGCCGGCACCTGCACCGCGTAGAACGGCGTCGAGTTGGCGACGGTGTGCGAGTACGTGCGCGCGGTCATCTGCTTGGCGCTTACGGTGGCGCTGGTGCCCGGCGCGATGGTGGCGGCCGTCTCGGCAACGTAGACGCGGCTCTGCGGCCCGATCAGGCGGCGGCCGATGGTGATCGTCAGCGGCGTGTCCGCGTCGTTCTGGATGGCCAGCGTGACGCGCGCCGGCCGCGCGAACGGCAGGATGCCGCGCATGGTGGCGTCGGCCAGCACGGTCGTATCGCGCGCCTTCGTGAAGGGCTCCATGCTCTCCACGTCCAGCTGCTGCGAAATCATCGTGAGCATGGTGGCCATGGCGTTCAGCGGCGCGAGGATGCGCGGGTCGCCCGCCTGATACAGCTGGGCGGCGCTCGGGAAATTCGACACTTCCGCAGCGATGGCGGCCATGAAGTCGTCGCGTGTCAGAGACATTTACTGGGTGCTCCCGATCAGGACGGGCTCGCCTGCCACGTCGATAAAAATGGTGCGCTTGTCCGGGCCTTCGTCGACCGCGTAGACGTTGATCGCGGACGCGGGCAGGGCCGCAACGAGCGGGATGTCCACGCGCATCTTGGCCAAGAAGCTGTCGGCAATGCCGGTGCGCATGGGGGTCTGGAGCATGGCCTTGACGTCCGCGCCATAGCTGCTACCCAAGTAGCCGCTTGCCGGGGTATTGAGCCAGTGCCGGATCATCTCGATCAGGTCAGTTTTCGTGATGTTCTCCATGCGGCGATGGTACGTGCCGGGCGGCGGCGCGAGGGCTGCGCTTTTCCTACAACGCATCAAAAAATATAGATATCTCTATTGATTGCAGGGCACACTTCCATTAGCATACCTATATTTTCCACGCTGAAACATCGGCACTTGATTAACCACACCACGGAGAACCCGCATGGCAACCGTCCGCGTCACCGACGCCACCACCATCACCGAAGGACAATGGGTCTGCAAAGCCCCGACCGACAAGCACGCGATCTGCGATGCGCCGAAGAAGGTCTCGCGCGTCGCTGGTAAGCGCCTGCACCTGCAAAACCTCGACGGCTCGGACGCCAGCTGGATTCTCTCGAAGTCGGTTCTGTTCGTCTGCGATACGTGGAAGGAAGCCGAGGCGGTCATTCTGGTCAGCGAGCAGCAGCGCAAGGCGTTGAGCGAGACGGTCGAGCGCATCACGGCTGACCACGCCGTGATGATCGACTACCTGATCGCATCGCCTACCGCAGCATGAGCACGATCCTCCGCCTGCTCTGCATCACCACGATCCTCGCCGCCGCCCTGTGCGGCCTGATCCAGCTGGCCGTGCATTTCGAGCAGATGAACTACGTCACCGGGCTCATCTCCGGCGTGGCCCTGACCGTGCTCGCGCTCTGGCTGCGCAAGATCGACCGCCAGACCCTCATCGACACCGCCGAAACGGTGGCAATCATCAACCTTCTCGACTGAAAGACCCTCATGGAAAAAATCAAGTTTGGCGACACCGTAATCCCGGACGGCTCCATTGCCCGCCGCGCGGTGCCGCTGCCCGAGCCGACGAGCGCGCCCTTGCGGGGCGCGATCACGCTCCCGCCCATGGGCGTGCGCGCGACCGTTGATGCGCTGATCGAAAAGCACCTCGGCACGGGCGGAGGTGCGTGATGGCGCTGTTCTTCGCAGTGATTGAACGTGATGGGAACCTGATCCCCATCCTCAAGGGCGGCGACGGCCCCGATGCCGAATGCCTGCAAACGTGGGATGACCAGCGCACCGCGTACGAGGAGGCCGGCGAGGTGCTGCTGGCGCACGCGTACCCGCACTACGTTTTCGATTTCGTGGACGGCCAGTGAACGCGCACCAGCGCCGCAAGGCGCAGCGTGAGCGGACGCGCCGCGAAACGCGCGAGTTCCGCGCCGGCCCCACCTCGTGGGACACCGATTCCGATGAGGACGATGACGCCGACCTGCCGGACGGACTCTGGCGCGATGCCAAGGGCACGCTCATGTACGAGTGCCGGGCCTGCGGCAAATCCGACGAATGGCCTGCCGAAATCGCAGACTTCGATATCAACAACTACGCAAACATGTGCAGCGGCTCGCCGCTCTGCTGCCCTTAAAGGATCACCATGAAACGCCACGAACTGAAGACCGACCCGGCCGCCTTCGCTGCGGTGCTGGCCGGCACGAAGACCCACGAAATTCGCTTCAACGACCGCGAATTCGCCGTGGGCGACGAGCTGCTGCTGCGCCAGACAGTGTTCGCAGCGGCCGACCTGATGCCGGGCCAAACGAACCAGTACACCGGGCGCGAGCTGCTGCGCCGCGTGACGCACATTCAGGAGGGCTACGGTCTCGCGCCGGGATGGGTCATCCTATCGCTGGGGATGACGCCGGTAATCGAGCTGGGCCACGGCCGTATCGAAGTGGGACAGGGCCACCACGGTGATGCTCGCGTGCCGGCAATCCTGTTCGGCCGGAATGGCGCGGGCGCGGTCGGCATCGAAACGCCGGGCGACCGTTTCATGCAGCCGGGCGAGTGCATCGCGGCCATCACGTTCGACAATCCCGAGTCACTGGATGTCGTAGCCGAAAAGCTGGCTGAGCTGCGCGCGCGCATCTGGCCGGAAGCGCCAGCCGCCAGCGCCGCTGACTATGAGGAGGTGCTGGCCGGCCACCGCCGCTTGGTGCGCGAGCTGGACGTTCTGCTACACGGCGAGGCCAACGCGGCACGGCAAGCCAGCCTCGCGGACATCATTGCGCAGATTGCAGGCGTGCTCGATGCAATGCGCCGCGACGGCGCAACGCTGGCAAAAATCTATGATCTCTTGACCGTCAATGGCAAGGCTCCCGAAGGCCCCGTAGACCTCGTGCGTCTCGTTGGTGCGCACGTCCGCACGAACCGCGAGCTGGGCGGGATCATTCACGACATCACGGTCGGCCAACAGGCCGCATGGATCGAATGGAAGCACGGCGGCGGCGCGGAGGAGGGCATGCAGTGGATCGAGAACGGTCTCGCAGGCCCCGGCATGATCCCCGGCAGCTGCGAAGACGACATCGACGCCGATGCTCCAATTCTGAAGGATGCTCAGGCGTACTTCGACCGCTACTCGACTTGGATGGAAGGCAGCACTCCCAGCGATACCTGCGCTGCCAAGCTGCGCGCGGCAAAGAACGACCGCGAGCTGCTGGACTTCATCGAAGAAAAGCGGGTAGCGCTCGATTACTTCAGCGTCGATAACGTCGTGACCGAATGCGTCGCCGTCCAAGCCCAGCAAGTGATTGGCCGCGCAGCCACCGCGCGCGAAGCCCTCCGCGCGGCGATCCGAGCCACGGACCCGCAGGGCGATCTGTTCGCCGCACAGGACGGGAAGCCATGCTGAAAGAACGCAGCGCCGTGCACAAGGTGAACCAAGAATCGTATGCGCTTGCCATCAAGGAGCTGCTGGAGCACCCCTGCACCGCATACGAGCTTACCGACGTCACCGGCCTGCACATCAAGACCGTCCAAGACCTGATGCGAGTGTTCGCGCGCCACAAGGTCGTGCACATCGCAGGATGGGAGCCCAACGGGCGCGGCATCGACACCACGCCCGTATGGAAGCTGGGCAAGGGCCGGAACGTGGCGCGCAGGCGTAAGACGCGCGCTCAGGTCTCCGCCGACTACCGCGAGCGCAAAGCGATGCGCGAGATGGTGAACCTGACACCAGCAGCTCCGCCTGTAAAAGACGTGCCTCCAAGTATTGACATGACTATAAAGGGATTTCAATTGTGAATCAGACCAAATTGCAGCAGAAGATCACCCGGCTGGAGCAGGTGAATGCCCTCATCACCGTGATTTCGACATACGGCCGGCGCTTCTTCTATGACAAGGGCAGCAACCGCGTCGCACAGATGGTGATCGGGAAGGGCGGCCACCTGTACCTGATCGACGACTACACCGGCAAGTCCATCTACATCGCGTACAACGGGCACTGGGGCGGCTTCTCGCACGGCGGCACGCTGCGCGATCTGGTCAAGGCCATGGCCCATTACGTGCAGACCGGGGAACAGCTGATGATGCACTGGATCGGCCCGAAGCGTTACAGCGACGGCTCGAACATCTGGGGCTATGCGGCCGACGAGATGGAGAAGTGCAGGGCAGCGGCGCTGGGTACCGGCGTGATCGCGCAAGAGACGGATGTTACCGCCTAGTACCAGTTCAATACCGGGCCTAAATCGATCCTTTCCGGACGCCTATATTTTGCTTGACGGCGCATTTCGTGAGCGCATACAATTAATTTCATTGGAGCAGCGCATTGGGCGCGGCAAACGTTCAACGGAGAGAACATGATCAAGTCCCGCAACAAACGCGAGGGAAAGTACCTCGGCTGGCGCGTCCTCGGCCCGTCCAAGCGTGGCACCAGCTGGGGCGAACACAAGAAGCCGGGCCACCAGCGCATGGGCAATGAATTGATGGTCTCCCCGCTGAAGCTTTCCCGGAAGGCTGTTCACCTGTAACGTCACCATCTTCGCGCCGTACCAACAGCCCGCCACGAGCGGGCTTTGGGCATGAGGGCCGGGCATTCGGTCGGGCCACTATCAAGGGAAACATCATGAAAAACGCTGTTCTGGAAGACATCAAAAAATACGCCGCCCAGCGCCTGCAAGCTGCCTACGGATTTGTTGGCGTTGCTGATGGTGACAACATGGCCATGCTGAATTCGTCCGACAACAAGGGCAACGACATCATTATCAAAATCGACGTGAAGCCGGAATGATCCGCCCCGTATAGCGGTATCACATGCCCGCCACGAGCGGGCTTTCCCACTGAGAGCGGCGCACTCCAGCACCGACCAGTCATTGAAAGAAAATAGACATGAGTTCTACAACCATCAAATCAGTGTGGCCCGGCGAGCGCGCGGACGACATCGAAGAACTGCGCAACTCGCACGGCAGCGCGCCGGTCATCTGGGGCGACATCGGGCAGCGATACCTTGGCTGCGACCGGTTCGGGGTAATGTTCGGCCCGAACGCTGACAAACTCTGGCCGCTCTGGAAGCGCCAAGACATCCCGGTGCACCACCGTTCGGTGCTGGCACTGACCTACGATAATGTGCTGTTGATGAAGGCCGACTATGCGCGCGCTGCCGCCGACATCCGCGCCTACATGAAGGACTTTCCGCCGCAACCCGGCTACGTCAACCACTGGAGCCGTATCGCCGAGATACTGGAATCCAATCCAGACTGCCCGGCGATGGGTTTCCACTGGACTTCGGTATGCGAAGACCCGTTTCAGGGCGAGTACAACGAGGAGCGCGAGGACTACGACCCGCCCGACTGGTCTAAATACTGGAATATGTACGCCCAACTCGACAAGCAAGCCGAGGCCAGCAACAACGATCAGTCCACCTCTGACAACGGAAGCGCGAAGTGAGCACCTTCGGCAAAGTGCAGGGCGCCCGCACCTACAGCATGTCCCTGAGCGTGCGCGGCGCGATTGCTGAGCTGAGCGACCAGCCGCCCGAGGGCGAATCGTGGTTCGGCGACAGAGAAACCGGCCGGGCACTGACCAACACCGAAGCGCTTACCGCTCTGACGCTCGACCTCGTGGCCGGGCGCGAAATGCTGCCGATGAGCGAGGATTGCGGCAACCCCTGTGGCCACGCCGCCGAGGGCTGCACCGGCTTCAACTACGGGAAGGGCGGGGGATGCCCCGGCTACCCGACACCACAGGAACAAGACAAGGCATGAGCAATTCAACTATCGCACGCTGCATCGGCAGCAGTTCCGACGGTCGCACAAACAGGTGGCGCGTGACGTGCCCGGCATGTGGCCACGCCTTCGAGCCTCAAACGACCCGGATGGCGACACAGCACTTGCAGTGCCCGAAGCCGAAATGCAGCGCCAATATGGTCGCCAACTACAACGCCGAGCCGCCGACCGTAACGATTCTTCCCAGCGAATAAGGACCGATCATGACCAACAACAGCGCAGAACAACAGGCACGCGACCTGCTGCAACGCATGGGCGTTCCGAACGCCCAGAACTACCTCTCTGGCGACCTCGCAGAATTGGCAAACCTGATCGCGAATCGACGCACCCCGCGCTCGTCCTGCACGACCTGCGACGGCAGCGGCACCGTCCACCGCGCCGACGGCGAGTACATGGGCGAATGCCCCTGCGGCGGCAACGCCCCGAGCGCTACCGGCACTACAGGGGCGATCTATCAGGCGCGGTCCCCGGAGGGCGATCCATGGCAGGAAGTGACGCGCGCCCAGTACGAACAGGCCGAGCGCAATGGGTATGAGGTTCGCACCCTCTACCTCGCCGCGCCAGCCAGCGCACAGCCCGACCGTGGCGCAGCACCACTGACCGACTATGTGCTGATGCCGAAGCGCTTGACCGCCGAGAACGGCGCGAAGGGTGCGCTGTCCGGCGAGTTCAAGGAAAGCGTCACCGTGACCTGCCATGAGTGCGGCGGTTCTGGCGATGACGCGGAAAGCGATAACGACGCCGAGTGCCCAGAGTGCAAGGGCGACGGGACGCTGGATCAGGCAGTGCCCGTAACGTGGGACACCATCAAGGACATCTACGCAGCGGCCGTTGCTTTGCTCGGCGCAGCACCATCCCCGGCATCGCAGCCAGTAGCTCCCGAGGCGGCGCATGCACACAATCCGTATGCTGCACCAAGTTGGGATCACGAGGCCATGCCGGAAGAATGCGATGACGACGTGGCGCATGCCGACGACTGGATCAGCGCAGTGATCCGCGACGTGGCCGAACTGCCCGACCGCGACAGTCCGCCGGACGCGCCGGACATGATGCTGGTGACGGCCGAGGAGTTGCGCGAGATCGTCGCGCGGCACGCTCCAGCCGCACATGCGGATTACCTCGCGTGGCACAAGGAAGCCTTGACGGCTGTGCGCGGCAAATTGGCCGCCGTATGGGATGGCATCCGCGAGGCCGTGCAGCAATACAGCGGTGCGCCGTGCGAAGGTGAGCCGTTTGATCGTCTTGACGAACTGCTGTCGCGCCTCTCCAACGCGGCGCATGCACAGCAAGAAGCAGCGCCGGCCGTTGCGCACGTCATGGAGGGTAAATGGGCGAACCGTCTGGAATGGCTCAGTGACGAAGCGATGGCAGCAACGCCCGTGGGTGCGAAACTTTACGTCGCCGCTGTAGCGCCGTCCGACGCGAAGGATGCGACCGTGCCGGATCATTCGGAAAGAGAAGCCGCCAACACGGGTGTTAGGAACAAC